GGCAGCAGCACCCCCAGCAGCACCGGCAGCAGCACTACCAGCAGCACCGGCAGCAGCACTACCAGCAGCACCACCAGCACCACCAGCACCGACAGCAGCACGCGCAGCCTGCCATGCTCTAGCCCCTTTATTAACACCCCATGCAGCAGCACTAAGCTTAACAATATTACCCCAGGAAGCATCCATACCCCATTCATTTAATTTTTCTCTTGCTGATAGAAATCCATCAACGACATTTAGAATTGCTATTCCAAGATGTTTCATACCAGTTACAACACCTTCGATAACGGTAAGCATTTGCTTAGGAAACATTAACCCAACAAGGACCAGCATTTTCTTACCAATGCTTGAAAACAAATTTTCAAAAAGATTCAACAAGGAAGATTCGATTTTTGTATGAGGTTCTGATGCTTTCTCTCTTCTTGTGTAAGAAGCACTACCAGTACTTTTACCAGTACTTTTACTAGCACCTTCTTTCATGTATTGGGAACCTTCCTGAAGGTTCTCTGCTATATCTCTCTGCGAAGCCTCTTTTGACTGTTGCAATAACAATCTTTTACTTAAAATAGTATTGTAGAGAGTTTTCTGATTACTCTGTGAAGAAAAGCTTGCAGATAATGTTTGAGTGTTGGTCATGATTGTGTCTTATATTTTAAGTTTTCTTTTTCTATATGTTGATTCAACATTGCAACATACAAGTCCCTCTCCCAAGGTATTAAATTTTCAATTTCTGTCAAACTGTATTTGTGATATTGCATTAGTGCAAAGTTTAAAGTATAATAATTGGATAGAGTGTTATGAGAGAGGGCTATTAAAAAAAATCATTCAAACCATTCATTTTCAAAGTATGAACATATCCGCACTTTTTACAAGTTACTTTGTACTCTTTTTCAAGTTTTGGTATGTTTGAAAAGAACGATTCCATTTTCTTGAATTGCACTGTTGTTAAACCATCAATAAATTCAATTAACTCATCACGATTCATATCTTTAGCATAATACACTTCGTTTTCATCCCAGATGTAATCAATGCAGTTTAAAATGACATTCATTGCATTTTCAATATCTGTAGAACCAAATAATGCAAATTCCAATGTAGGATACTTCATTTGAATTCCAACTTTTTCTGTCAACTCTATCTTAGATGAGTGACCCTCTGGAATAGTTATAGTGACTTCAGATAGATTTATCGACAGTTTTAATTCACCACCACATTCTTTTGCATCAGCACCTTCACCAACTATATTATTACAAGTGTAAGATAATTCTGAAATCTCATTAACCGATTTGGCGCGAATATTTAAAATCAAATATTCAAGATCGAAAGATGGTAATGAGTCAACATCAACATCTTCATCTAAAATACAATTAGTTAAGATTTGCTTAGTTGCTTTTAAATATTCTGACGGCTCTTTAGCTTCTATAGCCATTAGAAGAATCTTCTCTTCTTTTACCAGAAACGGTCTGAATTTCAGTTTTCTTTCATTAGAAGGTAGTGTAATTTCATAATAAGGCACATCAAGTTTAGGTAACATAAATTTCTCCATTAATGTTTTGTTTTAATCAATCAAATTATTTTAGAATCTTTTTCGCTAATGACGACATACCAGCAGATGCCATATCACTGACCGATGGCAATCTAAATGATGGTTCATAAATGCTTTTATAATATTCATATGTAAAGTTCACAGAAAGCTTGTGATAAGTGTCAGATGACCAGTCGAGTTGCATTTCATTTATTGATGTTGGAAATGCATTTATAAGCTTAACAGCGTACACTTGTTTTATTGTATCATCAAACTGAATGATAGATATATCTGATGTATATCCTCCGGTACCGTCTAAACCTTTTTTAAATCGAACATTGTTTGTATCTCTTGGTATAATAGAATCCATCCAAACATCAAAAAACTTTCTCTCATAAAAATCATTGGTGCATATGAATGTTAACACAATATCGCTATATGTTGAATTTGTTGGATATTTTTGCACTGGTCCATAAACTCTATTATCAGCAGTGGCTAATGATCTTCCAGGAAGCTGCGCAATTTCACACTGTAAAGCCAATGATTTTGTTATTGCGTGATCTTTTGTTATTGCATTTTGAGGATTTGCACCAAAAATGAATTCGTTTACAGTGTTGCTTGCTTTATTGACAATGTTTTGAAGGGGATTCATAAACTGCCCTAAAAATTTATCAATAGCAGATGCTTTCATTCCATCTATGCCAGGTGGAATCGGTATAACAACCTCAAAACGGTTGTTTTTTATGAGACCGCCTTTTGAATTTATATTTGATAAAAATATATTAGGTGAAAATGACATTTATCGTTTGCTTTCAAATCGTTGTACAGGTAATAATACTGCAATGTTCCATTCGTCTGCTGAAACTTCAAGAAAACCTGATCTCACATGTGAGAACAAATATCTTTTTATGCACGGCTCTAACATTGGAATTTTGGATGCTCTTTTTAGTAAATCATAGCTTAATCTAAATCTTGTTGTTTCATCATAACTTTTATTGTTTAGATATTCACTTAAAGAACCTATAATACCTATGCGAGCTTGTGCAGATACATAGTGCAGATTTAATCCTAGAAAACCATCACCATATCTCTCTATAGGTATAACAAGAGGGAATCTATCCCACTTAGGGAGTTTGTCTTTTGTCTTGGGATCATACCAATAAAAATACATTTTCCCAATCATTGTGTTCCCCCTCACATTCTGAGAGGACATTAGTCTTTCTGGTGTTGCTCGCATCTGTTTTGCTTTAGATGCGATCCATGCTCTGCCAGGATTTGACCCAGGGTCAATACCCCTTTCATCAAGTTTATCTTTTATTCTATCGAAAAGTGTTTGTCTAACTATACTCATGCTACTATTTAGTCATCAAAAAATATTTCAAAAATCACTTGACAACCACTTGACAAGTGTGTAGAATCACTGTGTTGGGTAGATAATGAATGTTACTAAAAGATATCTTTCTCGGTAATGACTTTAAATATCCATCCCTGCTTCTGACAAAAGATATCTGCTGCTCTCCACTTCTCTTGATTAACAGCATATGTTGCTGCTTCCTGAATAAATCGTTTAGTCTTTCTCTTCTGTACAGGCATACGAGTTTGACTATCTGGTTTCACTTCAATTACAAAAGTATTTACTGATCCATCTTTCTGTTGCATCTTTGCAATGAAATCTGGAAAGTATCTATGCTTTTTGTTGTCAACTGGGCTAATGTAAGGAATAACAAGTTCTTCCGATGCCCAAGTCAATACATTTGGATTTGTATCAAACCAATGCATCACTCTTCGTTCCCAAGAAGAACGATATATGATGTTAGTTGAATCACCACTATATTTTTTAGGGTTTTGTGGTGTAAATATTCCCTTGTATGTTTTATGGATCATATAAATATGTATATATTTGATTCATATAAATAGTATAAAAGTTATTTAGGTAAAATAAATGGGACTATTTGGACTAACCACACTACTGGGCATCACTTCGACAAAGTTTAAATCTACTAATAAATCTGGTGCTTCTCAGGGAAGTGAAGCACTTGATCATTATAGTAATGAAATGGGTTATAATCTCATGAGATATCCGTTGGATATCGGTGATTATCCTAGAGGACATTATCTCATTATTCATATCAATGAGCAACGAAAAACCCAATTCAGTGCAAGTTCTCGTGGTGTTATTGTTGGTGGTTTATCGAGTGTGCAACAAAATAAACAACAAGCTGCCACATTAATGGGGGGATCATTGTCTTCAGTGCCAACATTGGCAACTTCTGGTGTGCAATATGCAAAAACTCTTGGTGAAAAAGCAGATGCTTTAGCATCAAGTGCTCCAATTATAAAAGACATTTATAAAAATGTTCAAGGTATTGGTAAAGCTTTACTCGATGTCACTGAATTAAAAAAACAGGTTCCTGGAATTGAAAACCAAGCTATTCAATACTTAGATAACTTAAAATCAGAGTCATTTTTAAGAACAACTGTTAGAACATCTGATAGTATTGTTCTTTACATGCCCAATACTGTTGCATTCGATCTTGGTCAAGCCTATGCCTCACCGAGTATTGGTGGTAGTGCGCTTGCTGCTGGTGTTGGCGCACTAAGTGCTGGTGGTAGTGGTAAACAAGAAGATGCAATTGCAAATATGTCACCATTTCTTTTGGCTCAAGGTGCTGACAAATTAAATAATGATTTAGCTAGGGTTGCATTCACTGGTGCAACTGGTTTCACAACGAACCCTCAAATAGAAGTTCTGTATCAATCTCCTGATTTGAGAAGATTTAACTTTTCATTTGAACTGTATCCAAGAAGTCAAAAAGAAGCTAAAGAAGTTCAAAAGATACTAACTGCCTTAATGTTTCATCAGGCACCTGAGATTGTTGGGGCAGCGAAACAAAGTGATGGTAGTCTTGCTGGGCTTGGTGGATACTTTATGGTGCCGCCTTCAGAGTTTGACATTCAGTTTTACTACAATGGGCAAGAAAATCCAAATATTCCTCGAATATCGACTTGTGTACTTACTAGTATGAATATTGATTATGCACCAGATGGGCATTGGCATTCTTACGAAGTTGGAACAGATTTAACACCTAAAGTTGGTGGTTCTGGTATGCCAGTTGGTGTTAGACTGACTTTAAACTTCCAAGAAACAGAGATGATGACTAAACTTAATTACAGAGGTATGATGAATAATTTGAATTCAAAACATAGCGACTAATAATGGCAAACTATTTTAAACACTTTAATAAAATTGTATATAGCAGAGATGATGATAGTACATCATTAGATGTGCTAACTAATCTTACAACAAAGATTAGTTTTATGAGCGAATATGCTGACAACACTGCTCTGTATTATTATTACAATATAGAAGATGGTGATACGCCAGAAATATTGGCTTATAAACTGTATGGTTCGACAGATAAGCATTGGGTATTGTTAATGTTTAACAATATTCAGGACCCTCAACATGATTGGCCCTTAGAACAAAGAACATTGGGTAATTTTATTGAAAAAAAATATTCAACAAGTAAATATTCTGATAAAGCAAATACGAGTATGTCTGGATTATCATGGTCTATGAGTCATAATAAAGAATATTATGTAAAAGAAGATACCGTTGTTAACAATACAACTTATAATTACTCTGACGAATTTATTGTTGACTATAATACCTATGCGAATACAGCACCATCACAAGAAACGATTTCACTTCAAAGCGGTGATACATTACATGTAACAACATCCAAATATGCAAAGACATATTTTGAGTATGAGAATGATTTGAATGAATCTAAACGAAGCATAATGATACTTAAACCAGAGTTTGTTGATATTGTCTATAAAGAGTTTAAAAACTTGGTGAAGTAATGGCAGAAGTAAACAGCACACTTGCTTTTCACATTCATGAAATGTCTATTACCACAAAAGCTGGTAAAACGGATGTTTCTGCATTATTCGAAGAATTGAATGTATTTGATAGCATTTATAAACCATGCATTGATGGTTATGTTGTACTCTATGACGCTGTTGGTTTATCATCCAAACTTGCATTTGATGGTTCAGAAAAACTTAACATAAGAATATCTAAATCAAAAGATGACCCAGATTTTGTTTACATGGCAAGATCATTCAGAATATACAAGCAAGCTGATAAAGACATTGTAAATTCCACTTCAGAGAGATACAAATTATATTTTGTTTCCGAGGAATTGATAACTTCAAGTTTATCTTCTCTCAGCTTTTCTTATAATGGCACATATTCTGATCTTGCATTCAGCATTTTGATTAATAACATTGGAGTTAATCCTAAGAGAATGCTAAGTTTCACACCATCTTTAGGTGTTAGAACTATTGTTATACCTAATCTGAAACCAATTGAAGCTGTGCAGTATTGCTCAAGATATGCACTAGATTATTTTGATGAAAAACCAACATTTCTATTCTTTGAAAATTTAGCTGGTTATAATTTTGTTTCATTGAATGAACTGATTACGGGTAACTCTTTAGGTAAAATAACATATAGCTCCAAAAATGTTGTTCGAAAAGAAGATGGTGGTCTAATATCTGACATGTGGAGTGCTCGTTACTTAAAGGTACTTCAAAACTATAATTATTTACAGGGTATCAAAGAAGGTCACTATGCTGCGACAATTCAAACTTTTGATCCTATAACAGGTACTATAACATCATCTAGTTCCGGACCACAACAATATTTGTCGAAAACAATCGGTGATACTCCTGCTAATCTGCCAAAGATTGAAAATATCGGTGGTGGTACAAACTTTGATGCAACTGGTTCGCGAATAGTTGCATACTCATCCTTTGTAGCATCTTCTAAAAGTGAATATGTTAAAACACATGATCCAGCATTTATACAAAAAATAGAGCCTGAAGAAAAAATTCACATTGTTAGAAAACAAGTATTCGATCATTTAGATTCGAAGTGTCTCAAGTTAGTGTTGCCTGGTAATTTTAATATAACATCAGGTTTTATGATAGATGTTGAAGTACCGTACTTTTCAGAGAAAACAAAGAATTTAGCAGATAACATAGATAAGCAATATAGCGGAAAATATTTGATTTCTGCTGTCAGACATGTTATTACATATTCAAAGCATGAAACAATATTTGAAGTTGTTACTAATTCTATTCATGAAGATGCTGTTTTATATGCATCTACTGATGAACAATTGATGGAGTTTGACCCATAATGAGTAACAGTATTTTAGGATCAAACGGGTTTGTTTGGTGGGTTGGTGTAGTTGAAGACAGAGACGATCCTTTAAAACTCGGAAGATGTAAAGTAAGAATTTTCGGAAGACACTCTGAAAATATGGTTCTTCTACCTACAAAGGATCTTCCATGGGCATCTGCTATGTTGCCAATTAATAACACATCTGTATATACAGTAAAAGAGGGTGATCGCGTCATGGGCTTTTTCATGGATGGTGAAAATGCCAAGATCCCTGTTATGATGGGTTTAATGCCAACAATACCTCTTGAAGAAAATAAAGGGGAACAAGATGGGTTCCGTGATCATAGAAGTGATGAACAATTGAGTTTGGCTCCAAGAAAAATAGAAGATAAAGAATATGATATTTCTGGTATTGGCATTACTCTTGTTGATGCAGATAAAGCAACAAGATACCCTAACATATTTGATGAACCAACAACATCTCGCCTAGCTAGAAATGAAAACATAGAAGAAACATTCATTGATGAGCGACTAAGGGAAAGAATTGTTAATGTTGAAACTGTTAATGGAAAATGGGATGAACCAGAAACAGAGTATGATGCAGTATATCCTTACAATAATGTTATGGAGACTGAATCTGGGCACATTGTTGAATACGATGATACTCCTGGTGCTGAACGAATTCATATTGCACATAGAAATGGTTCATTTCAAGAGTGGTATCCTGAGGGTGAT